AAGTTCAGGAACAAGCTTTTACATGGCTTCGTAACAACGGCTTAGGTGATATTATTAAAAATGATATCACTGTTACCTTTGGTCGTGGCGAAGATAACAAGGCGGCGCAATACGCTGTCCTTGCGCGAGGTCAAGGGTTTGAACCAGTCCAGAAAGTTGGTGTTCATTCCCAGACACTCAAGGCAGTGGTCAGAGAGCGTATCGAATCTGGACAGGATATGCCCTCTGATCTATTTAAAACGTTTGCAGGTAACCAGACAAAAATAACTAGGAGATAATCGATGCAAGAAACGAGAAACGAGAAACAAGTAGCGGTAAGGAAAGACGCGCCATTGCCTTCATCAATATTATTTGAAAGTGATGCGCATGCTGGTTTTGAGAACGTAAAGAACACTAGTGTTGCTTTACCTATCTTAAAATTATTACAGAATGGATCAGCAGAAGGACAAAAGCGAAATCAAGCTTATGTAGAAGGTGCTGAACCAGGAATGTTACTGAATACAGTAACAAAGAAAGTTTATGATGGCTCAAAAGGAATAGATGTGATTCCATGTCATTATAAACTTGAGTATCAAGAATGGTCAGATTTTGGAACAGGTTCAGGAAGACCTGAACAAATCTACCCAGATACCTCTGATATACTAACTAAAACTACAAAAGATCAAATGGGTAAGGATAGATTGCCAAATGGTAATTACATTCTTACAGTTGGTCAACATTTTGTTTTAATAGTAGATAGCAATGGCTCCACTGAAACTGCTTTAATATCTATGAGTTCATCTCAAGGTAAAGTTAGCAGGAAATGGAATGCAATGATGATGTCAATAACTATGGATGGAAAAAATGGTCCATATACACCGCCATCATTTAGTCACGTATACAAATTAAATACCGTTTTAAATTCTGGTAAAGGAAATCAATGGTATGGATACAACATTGTAAAGGTTGGTCCTGTAAGTGATCCTGCTATCTATGAAAGAGCAAAACAGTTCTATCAAAGTTTAGCAAATAATAAGTAAATACTAAATGGGGTGGTAGCAATATCACCCCATAACTTGAGAGTGGAAGATGTTAGAAAGATTTAAACAGGTATTTGCTGGCCTGGAAACAGCATATGGCCAAACTAAAATGAAAGATGAGCTTTCTGAAGGTGGAAAGCATGAAGCAAAATCTTTTACTAAGAAAGAACCAGTAACAGATTTACTCTGGCAAAAACATTTAGATGGTGAAGAACCAGCATTAGGAATAGTTCCAATAAGAGAAGATAATAAATGTAAATGGGGATGTATAGATATAGACAATTATCCATTTGATCACAAAGGTTTTATTAAAAAAATTAGAGATAAAAATATACCTATGATTTTATTTAGATCAAAATCAGGAGGTGCTCATGTATTTTTATTTACAAAAGAATTTGTTGCAGCAAGTTTAATGAGAGAAAGATTAAAAAAGATTGCAGGAGTTTTAGGATATGCAAAGGCAGAAATATTTCCAAAACAAGATTATATTAGAACTGATAGAGGAGATACAGGAAGTTTTTTAAATGTTCCTTATCATGGAGGCAATAAATCAATTCGTTACGCAATTGATGATAATGGAGAGCCTTTAAAATTAGAAGATTTTTTTACATTGTATAACAAGTATTCTTTAACTGAAAAAGAATTATTTAATTTAAAAATTATAAATGGTGAAGAGACAGATGATTTTTTAAAAGGAGCTCCTCCTTGTTTACAAACAATATTAAAAGATGGAATGGCAGAGGGTGGAAGAAACGACATGATGTACAACATTGGTGTTTACTTAAAGAAAAGATTTCCTAATGAATGGCAAACAAAAATGTATGTGTATAACGAAAAATACATGAAACCACCTCTTGGTCATACAGAAATAACAAAATCAATAGAATCAGTAGGTAAAAAAGAATATCGTTATAAATGTAAATTAGAACCAATTGTTAGTTTTTGTGATGCTAAAATATGTTCTAAAAGAGAATTTGGTGTAGGAGATGATGTTCCTCCTCCAGAAATAACAGGAATTAGTAAATATACTTCAGACCCTCCAATATATTTTGTTAATATTGATGGCAATAGTGTTGAAGTAGATGATCTTACACTTCATGATCCAGAAAAATTTTCTGTAGCATGTATGAATCAAATTAGTAAACCTTTATCTCCTGTTGGTAAAATTATATGGAGAAAAATGTTAATTAAATATTTTGATAAATTACAAATATTAGAAGCTCCTGAATCATCTAAAGTAGATGTACAAATAAAAGATTTACTTGCTGATTTTATTAATAAAGCCCCTGGTAAGAAAATTGATGATTTAAAAAGAGGACTTCCATTTACTGAAGATGGAATAACTAAATTTAGATTTCCAGATTTTTGGAAATATTTACAACGATCTAAATCTTGGGAGTGGAAGAAACCTAGAACAATAATATTGTTAAAAACTTTATTTGATGCAGAAGAAGATACAATTAAAATAGATAAAAAATCTTTTAGAACAATGAAGATGCCAACAATTAAGTTAGATAAACCAAATATAAGAACAACTAAAATGAAGGAGCCTGCATTTAAATGAAAAGAATAATAATACCAGGACCTCCAGGAACAGGTAAAACACATCACTTAATAAATAACTATTTAAGAAAAGAAGTAGAAGAATACAAAACTCCTACAAATAAAATTGCATACATAACATTTAGTAATGCAGCAGATATGGAGGCAAAGAAAAGAATTGGAAATACATTTACAAGATACAATATTACCAAAGATTTTCCATATGTATCCACTATGCATAAACTAGGAACAAGACAATTAAATATAGATACTACTACACAGTTATTAAAAGATGAAAAATGGAATGCATTTAAAAATTTTTCTCAAATATGCAGAGATATGTCATTTGAATCTTATGTAAATGATTCTGGAATGTCACAATATAAAAATGATCACATGAAGATTATTGAATATTCAAGAGCTAAAAAAATGTCTATTACAGATGCTGCAATAGAATTAGATAAACATCACGCAGTAGATATATGGTTAACAGAACAAATTGATGCCGATTTAAAATCATATAAAGAACAAACAGGGATGATTGAATTCTCTGATATGATTAAACAGTTTATTGAGAAAGATAAGTGTCCCCCACTCAACGCTGTCTTTCTTGATGAAGCACAGGATCTGAATCCTCTGCAATGGGATATGTTCAATTACATTGAATCAAAATGTGAGAGATCATACGTTGCAGGGGATGACGATCAAACAATCTATACATTCCAAGGTGCTGATGAAAATATATTTATAAATTTAAAAGGAGAAATGGATCCAAGAATTGAATCAAGAAGGGTTCCAAGAGCAGTACATAAAGTTGCTTTAAGTATTTTAGATAATATTGAAAACAGAATGATTAAAGCATGGCTTCCAAGAGATGCTGAAGGAAGTGTTAGTTGGAATCAGTCTATTGAAAATTTAGATTTAAGTTCTGGAAACTGGATGATTATAGCTAGAACTAATAAAATGTTATATCCAATTAAAGATTATCTAACTTCTTTAAATCTAAGATTTGATAGTAAAATCAATGACTTATTGCCAGTTTCATTATTAGAGGCATATCGAACATGGGTAAGATTAAATGAAGGCGCTACTGTTGGAGCTGAAGAAGCTAAAAAAATTTATAAATATTTAACTGTAAAAGATGACTTGGTTAAGCATGGATATTCAACTGGCAAATCTTTAGATGCTGTAGACTATGTTGATATAGATGATCTAATGATGGAGCATGGACTACTAGTGACGGGTAGCTGGGAACAATTAAGAATAGATGACGAAAGTAAATCTTATATGAAATCATTAATAGATAATGGGGATGATCTATTAAAAAATTCAAGAATTAAAGTATCTACAATACATGGTGTGAAAGGTGAAGAATGTGACAATGTCGTATTATTTACTGATCTTGAAAAGATCATATATGACTCAGCACTAAAAAATTCTGATCCTGAACATAGATTGTTTTTTGTAGGTGTAACCAGAACAAAGGAGAACTTATACATTATGCGACCAACAGAAGAATATAACTACAACGTAGGAGATCCAATACTATGACAAACAAAGCATTCTTTAAGCAGATAGGTGGAAAACATTACAGATTAATGAAAATCCAGCCATCTGTTTTTATTAACGAAAATAATTTACCTTTTGCAGAAGGCAATGCAATTAAATATATCTGTAGACATAGATTAAAAGGTAAGAAGGAAGATATATTAAAAGCAATTCATTATTTAGAAATGATAATAGATAGGGACTATAATGTTTAGTTGGAGAAAAACACTTATATTTGATTTAGGTTTATTTACTTGCATGTGTGTATTTCTATTTTTAATTATGGTATTATAATCAATGTTTGAAGCTCAGAAAGAATGGATTTGTCCAGAAAATTTTCCTGATTTAAAAGGATATAAATATATTGCAATCGATTTAGAAACTAGGGATCCTGATCTTAGATCAAGAGGATCCGGTGCAATTATTGGTAATGGAGAAATTGTAGGTATTGCTGTAGCTGTAGATGGTTGGTCTGGTTATTATCCAATTGCTCATCAAGGCGGTGGAAATTTAGAAAAAACTAAAGTAATGGATTGGATTAAATCTGTTTGCTCTACAGATAATGTAAAACTATTTCACAATGCAATGTATGACGTGTGCTGGCTTCGGGCGGCGGGGATCAAGATTAATGGACACATTGTAGATACTATGGTGATGGCCTCTTTAATTGATGAAAATAGATTATCTTATACTTTAAATAGTATTTCATACGAATTTTTAGGTGAAGTTAAAGATGAAAAAGCATTAATAGAAGCTGCACAATCTTGGGGAATAGATCCTAAATCTGAGATGTATAAACTTCCTGCAATGTATGTAGGTAATTATGCAGAAAAAGATGCAGTATTAACTTTAGAATTATTTAAAGTATTATCACGTGAGATTCAAAAACAAAGTTTACAAAATATATTTGATATAGAAACGCAATTATTTCCATGTTTAACTGATATGAAATTTAAAGGAGTCCGAGTCGATATAGAAAAAGCAAAACTCCTGAAACAAAAGCTAACAAACCAAGAGCAAGAAATATTATTAAAAGTAAAACGAGAAACAGGGATAGAACCTCAGATTTGGGCTGCAAGATCAATTGCCACAATTTTTGATAAACTTGGTTTACCTTATGAAAGAACTGAGAAATCATTAGCACCATCCTTTACAAAGAATTTTTTACAAGAACACAAACACCCTATAGTTCAAATGATTGCGAAAGCAAGAGAAATTAATAAAGCACATACAACTTTTATAGATACAATTTTAAAATTTACTCATAAAGGAAGAATCCATGCTGACATCAATCCAATAAGATCAGATCAAGGTGGAACAGTAACTGGAAGATTCTCTTATGCTAATCCTAATCTCCAACAGATCCCAGCGAGAAACAAGGAGCTAGGACCTATGATTAGATCCCTATTTATACCAGAAGAAGGACATAAGTGGGGATGTTTTGACTACTCACAACAAGAACCAAGATTAGTTGTACACTATGCAGCAACTACTGAACCAATTTGTTTTGATGAATCAGTTACAAAAATAGTAAATGAATTTAAAAATAACCAAGTAGACTTTCACAAAACAGTTGCAGATATGGCTGGTATATCAAGAGATCAAGCTAAAACAATTAATCTTGGATTGTTTTATGGAATGGGAAAAGCGAAACTACAAGCTGAACTTGGATTAAATACAAAAGCTGAAGCTGAATTACTATTTAATCAGTATCACGAAAATGTTCCATTCGTAAAAGAATTAATGAATAAGACATCTCAATTTGCACAGACATCAGGATCAATTGGAACATTACTGGGTCGTCGTTGTAGATTTAATAAATGGGAACCTGCAACATTTGGTATGCATACA